CAGGGGCATTCCGGCAGCCGGTAGGGCTCTCCCTGCCGCAGTCTCATGCCTCCCCGCCTCCCTCCATCTTCGGCAAGTCGGCGGCCTTAGCGTCTTTTGCGTCTCTGCCAAGTTGCCACCCCAACAAAAAGCAACACACTGCAAGTAATCCAACCGCCAGCCCCATCAAGTATTTCTTCATGTTCTGCCCTCCATTGCATCAAACAGAGATATGCCCTCGGCCTCCTGCGCTCCGGTTTCTGCCATTCTTTCTGCCTGTGCGCAATTCTCTGCCGCAATGTGGAAATAGCTGGCCTTGAGCTCCACGCCAATGTGCCTACGACCCATCAGGATGGACTGGTAGCCTGTAGAGCCTATCCCATCGAAGGGGTCAAGCACAATATCCCCAGGGTTGCTCCACAGCTCCACGCATCGCTCGATCACAGGCAGCTGTAAAGGGCAGATATGCCGCTCGTCCTTTTCCTCCTTTGCCGCTTTGCGATTAAGCGTGTCGCTTTGGTTGATGTCCCACCATGTGGGGGACGCGTATTCCTCCCAAATCGGAGATGCCACCTTCTGCCACTTGCTCACGGGATATGTGCCATCCGTGTGGCTAACGCGCTCCGGATTGTCACCAGGCTTGCGGAATGTCACCACATAGTCCGGGATGCCCATCCGGCTCATGCAGGAGTCTTTCTTGATCTGCTTATGCAGTAGCCCCAGCGCCTTGGTACGCTGCATGGCGGTTACGGGATTCTTCCAGATGCACACCTCGCTATGGTAAATAAATCCAAGCGATTGCATCCAGCGAATCACATCGCCCCGGAAATCTCGGATACCGATATAGCCGTCCCGCTCCTTACTGGTAGGCAGGTTCATGCAGTGGATGCTTACGTTCCGCCCGGGCATCATCACGCGATACCATTCACGGCCCAGGTACATGTACTGCTCGGCAAACTCCTCATAGCTCCGGCAGTTACCCATATCCCGGTCGCTGTTTGAGTATGTATACAGGCTGGCAAAAGGGATGGATGTGACGGAGTAGTGTACGCTGTTATCGGGGATTCCTTTCAATACCTCGCAACTGTCACCGTTATATACTGCGTATTTGCGGCCGATGGCTTGATCTAAAACATTCATTCGCTTATCACCCAATCCGGGACGATCATCACAATCTGCGGGTCATAGGGGATCACGATCCGCTCCTGCCCCCGGATATCCTTTCTCAAAATTTCCTTGGTATATTGCACCATGTTTCTCTTCATCTCAGCGGCTTGCTGCTCTTTGCGCTCCACATTGGCCTTTACAGCCCCCTCTGCCGCCGAAGTGACAATATGCACATTTACGGGCCGCTTTTGCCCGAATCGGTAACACCTGCGAATTGCTTGGTACATTTGCTCGTAGCTGTCGGACAGCCCCACAAAAATCATGTTGTGGCACTGCTGCCAGTTCATTCCAAATCCGGCAATGGATGGCTTCGTGATCAATACGCGCAGGGCTCCATTTGCAAAGCGCATCAGCGCATCTTCCTTCGCATCCGGTTTATCGCTGCCGCGCACCTCCTCGCTGTTGGGGATGAATTCAGCCAGCAATTCGCTTTCGGCGTTCAGGTCACACCAGCACACCCACTGATCATCCGGGTTTTGCGCGATAATCTCCGCCGCTTGTTCGCACCGTTCCCGCAGGCTGGCCCGCCGTGCATCCCGCCGTTCCGTGAGTGTTTTTGCAATCTCACATCCAAACAGGCTATATTCGCCATCGGACTTTACTTCCACGATATGTTCCGTCATGTTCAGGGACGGCAATATGTATCCGTCATTTGGGTATCCCAAATCCCCCGGGCATGTCAGCACCACGGCCCATGTGGACACCCATTCCCAGAACCTATCCTCCGCATGCCCCTTGAGCCGCCATTTGCCGGTGTCGCTGCCGTCGTGGATGAAGTAAGTCGCCAGCATCTCTGTACGGCTCATAATGCCAAGGAACTCCACTTGGTTTCCAAGCTCCATATAATCATTGGGCGAAGGAGTAGCCGTGCAGGAAAGCCGGTAAGGCGTATCCTTGAACATTTCAATAATTTGGTTCCGCATCTTGCCGGTGTAATTCTTCAAGATGCTGGATTCGTCCAGCACCACGCCTGCGAATGATC